CATAAAGCCTTGTTGGTTGTATTGTCCCAGCATTTGATTCCAGGCATCCATCCATTCTGGCTCTGCCTTCAACCACTTGTTGTGGAAGTGTCTGACTTCTCTGGGCTCGAACTTCAGGTAAGGCATCTTACCGTCGTCCGTCTCTGTGCTGGTCAGCACCTGCCAGACAGTCATCGGATCAGCCCAATAGATTGAGGCGTAGCGAAAGGTCTTCATGACATCACGCATAGCCTTTGCCTCTCCGCCACCGGGTTTCCGATTCAAACTAAATCCGTCCGGACCCCACCCGCTGGCGTTCTTAAAGTCGTTACCAAAAACATCGTAGGCCAGCAGGTTGTGCGGATCCTTACCTGTGTCAAAGCATTCGAGCAGTCGAGGTATCTGCCAGTAACATGCTGTGATTCTTAGATGAGCTTGGTCAAGGTCAGCACCTACAAGTATGCGTCCAGGCGGAGCGCAGAAGATCGACTTCAATCTACCTTGACCCTTTCGGTTACCAATGTTCTGGAGGTTCGGACCAGAACTAGATAGTCTACCCACACTGGTAACATGGGCGTTCCATGTGGATCTAACGCGACCATCCAGATGAACTAATCCTTTGTCTGGGTCTTGGCTTCTACGCCTAAGCGGAACCAACACCGTACCCAAAATCTTATTCTTCTCTCTTCGATATAGTCGAAGCTCTTTCAAAAATGATTCTTGACTACTGCTCAATTGCCCCGAAGCCAAGTGACCGCGAATCACGGCGTCACCCGTGCCCGGAGCACCCGTCTCCGTATAAAACTCGTTCGTACTCATCGACGCAGGAATACCCAAACCCCAAACCTCGTACAGAAGTTTGCGAATCTGATCTACGCTACCAGGATTAAAGCTACTATCAACGTACTTTTGTAATGCTTTGTATCGCTTCTTAACTGAGATCTCATACTCACACTCAAGCGACCCCCGAAGCTCCTGGTCAATCCACACACCGGATTTGTGCATACCAACACACATGTCCTGTGTTGCGTGGTCAACCTCGTTTAAGTTCCACGAGTCACTTTCTGACCAGTGAGTCGGTTTTAGTGTCGGCATAATCGGTCGGAACGCACCCATCTCTACAGACGCATCGATAAGTGGGACGGTAATCCTCGCGTTCACAACGGTGTCAATGATGTTGTACTTCAGAAGTTCAGTGTCGTCTTGGCTACCAGTCGATATCTTTGTGCCCTTCTCTGTTGTTTCCCATCGCTCCACGTCTGTGAGAACTGATCCAATCGTCTTCAGGCCCTTGGGTAAATCTGGTGACCTAAATCGTGCGTGAAACAGGGTGTCAACCAATGGCTTGGGTGTGACCCCCAACTGTGACTCGACAACCATACGGTCATAGTAGCCAGCGTTGTGACCAACCCAGACACGACCATCAGTAAAGGCAGCACACAATATCTCGCGGATCCGAGACTCGGGCTCTTGTGGGTAGATGCGTGTGACCCCATCTGTTGAGAGGATGCCTACCCCCACCGCCCGGCAGTTCTGATGAGGCTTCGTGCGCGCAGCTTTACCATCAGCATCCAGGTCCGGAATGGCGATGGCGATGGTGCGGAGATTGCACTCCAGCGGCTCGATGCCATCAGTCTCAACGTCGTACACCCAGAAGGGCGCAGGTTGCGCCAGAAAGGCTTCAAGCTCCTCGGGAGTAGGGTTCATTATTGAATCGGGCTCAGTCCACCGCAAGGTGTCGTTAAACCAACGCATAGCCTTTGATACATCAGACTCAATTACTGGCCGCCAGTTTGGCGCTCTCGTTACGTAGTGAGGGCTGAACGTAGCCAGCATCTTCTTAGATGTGGGCTCAAGACTCCAGAGCCATTCATCGTCGATGTACATGGGGCCACCACGTAAACCGTGGATGCTACCCGATTGACCTGACAAGACTCGTGTTGCAGTTTTACCTAAGGCAATAAACTTATCGTACTTTTCAAGCACGTTAATCAGTCTCGGCCTACAGCAATCTGCTGGGTGAGGAAGAGGGTCTTTACCCTGACTGATTCGTTTTTTGTTCAGTCGATCCAGCGACTTCTCCATCCGGTTCCATGCGCCTCCCTCCTTACCGGGCGGCTTGCAAGCGATGACATTATCCAGATCTACGTGAGACCGATTGATGCCCGCAGCCGCTAAAAACCGAGACCACTCAGACGCCGCAGACCCCATAAGGGGTCGACCAGAGCGAACGTCCTCGGCACGAGGGGCTTCACCCAGAGCCAAGATCTTAGCGCCTGGATGAAACTCTCCCGTAACGGGACGCCATTCATCTTTCTGTAGCGCTCCGTTGGGTCCAAGCGGACACTCATCGCAACGGGCACCGCATTGTTTTGGATTACGTGTCATAAAAATAGAGGCATCTATGCGACCACCCACATGCCTCCCTGCTGGGCCCTTAGGGGTACAGGACACCCCCTGGTCTTCTCGGTTTAGCTGACAATACCTTGGGCGGTGCTCGCAGGAGGCGGCAGAGACACTCCAGCAGACGGCACAGGGGCACCGTTTGTCACCGCAGGCTTTGCTGCAACCGAAGGTGTGGCGTTTGATGCTCCTTTCAAAGCTTCAAATTGCTTCTTCGACAGCCACTTGCCAATCTCGTTGTAAGAACCTTGAACACCCTTTTGTCCAGGCACAAACTCAACATGAGCTTTCCGACCACCGTTGTGCGCGGTGAGGAACCAGTTGGTGTTGATCTCCGCAGCGCCTTCGATTTCCGCTGAGGTGTAACCCAGAGACTCAAGGATTGAACGGAGAACAGCCATGCGACCTCGCAGTTGTTTGTCTGTGAGGTCTGTGAGCATTGCGCCCGTGTCGTCAAAAGGCACACTCAAAAATGAGAACATCTTAAAACCGTTCTCAAATTGAACATGAACACGACGGGTTGTCGGTTTGTCGTTTGGTGCTCGCTCCAGAGTTACGATGCTGACCTCGTAAAATCCGGCTTCGGGTACAGAAGACCCCAAAGCGCTGATACCTTGAAATGCATTACCTGATACTTTGATAGCCATTATGGCTCCTTTGTTGGTTAGTTAATTGGTGGTGGTGGTGGTAGACTCGGGGAGGAAACACTCGCCTCTTCCTTATCCGAGAAGTCAAACAAAGACTGATTGCTTTGTTGAGATAGAATGCCACGGGCGATACCATCCTGGCAAGCCCATCGAAGATGAAGGCGATTATCCTTTCGCCCTGAAACTGCTGACTGAATAGCCTCCTGAATGGCAGCACCCTCAATAATAGCGTCTGCTACAGTTTGTGCAACCTCATCTTGCCATTCCAGACCGGAAAGTCTACTTAACTGGTAGTTGCTTTCTCCGGCTCGCAGAATCTCGCGTAAGTTACCGGGGGTTTTTGCTGAGCAAACCCCAGTGCGATCACCTGTAACCCACTCTGGATTTGTGGGGTCGCAGTAATAAACGCTTGGGAACCACGGGTCTGGGTACGTTGGGTCAATCATCGAACGTACGCTGATGTCGCACCAGGAAGGCAGGGTTTCAACTTGGTTCCGCGAAGGGACATCTGGTCCACCAGGACAAAAACGTCCGTCAGCGTTTGTGCCCGGCATTCTTTCGTGGAAGTTCATGAGAAGGTGTACGCCCAAGTGCCTCGCTGTGTGCGCAATCTCAAGCAACTTCTGGTTCAACTGCTGATAAGGATAGAACCTATCCTTCTTCCCGCTGCGTCCCGTTGGGGCATCTTCAACCCACTCCAACATTGATTGCTGGCACAAGTGGCTGAGGTCATCAACAACGACGGCACCGTATTGTTTAGCCGTATTCGACATCGACAACGCCTTCAGCATATCTACAAGCTGCGTCAAGTTTCTTGGTGGTTTCTCATGTACCGTGGGCGTAAAGCCCAGTTCATTCTGTGCCACGAGGGTAATCGCGGAAGGAACCCCACAGAACAAGGCTGTAGGAAACGCAGCAAGCGCATCACTGGTCTTCTTCTGTTTCGGTTTTCCGTACACCGTAATCATTACGCTAGGTGGTTCTTGGTCACTCATTGTACTCTCCTAAATAGTTTTCGCGGCTGAGCCGTAAAAGCAAAACTTAATGCCCGGACAGGCACCATATCTCCCGATACACGAGGTTTCGTGCTGGACTTTGGGCCAGTCCCAGAATGTTGGCGAGTCTACTTCTAATCGCGCAAGCCTGTGTTCTTCTCGCCACAGCATCTCTGCAAAGTGTGCGTCTCTGTGAGGCGTCCTCGGAACCATTGGACGAGCCACTCGCCAAGGCTCCTGTGTCTGAATCAAGTTCAATCCGAGACCACCAAAATCACTGCCATACATCTGCTTACCCATAATTCGAAAAGCAGCAAAGCCACCGTCAATTGCGTAGCCGTCGACACTTTTATTCGCCTGAACACGGGCCTGATGCTTATGGTCCCAGATAAATGTGCGTCCCCCGCGCTCACGGGTGACCATGTCAAGTCGCCGAGTCAGAACCAATGCCGCACCGGAGTCTTTGTGCCCAGGACAGTTTAAGG